GCAGTAGCATCGGCAACAGGGGCGAGCGGTGCGACGGGCGCGGCTTCGGCGACGGGTGCCAGTGGTGCGACCGGGGCAGGCTCGGGCTCGGCAACAGCGGCGCTCGACTTGGCGGCAGCGGCGGCGAAAGCAACGGCGGGCATCATCGCCAGCGAGGCGTTGAGCATCAGGGCATGAGACATGAGGCGCATTTTTGTCAGTTCCTTGTTTGAGCGACGTTCTTGTTCGTCGGTATGAACATTTAACACATGGTCAAAGCGTGTCAAGCATGACGTTGTAAATTTCTACGCCATAAGTTGCGATGAGTTCAACGCCATAGCCGCGCCGACGCCATAGCATGAACGCTTCGGCAAGTGTCATTTCCGGAAACCATGCATCGCGCAATGCCTTTTCCATCGGGCTCACCAGAAAATCACGCAAAATGCGCCGACGAATAAGCAAAGCGCGAAGGCTTCGCAAAGGGTCTTAAACATGGGCGGGGTTCCTTCCTTTTTGGACACGAAACCGATATACACTGCTAAAGGTTGCACAGGGGTTAACGCCGATGGCCGCACGGTTCGATTACGCGAAAATTCAGGGCATCGCGTCCGGTGTGTTGAGTAAGTTCGCGCAAGGCACGATCACGCATACCAAGGCCACGCCCGGCGCTGGTCCCGCGTATAATCCGGGTGTGCCAACCCTTACCGTTACCACGCTGCCGGGCGCTGTGGCGGCTGGTGTGTCGGCCAAGTTCATCGCCGATGGCTTGGCCATCGCGGGCGATCTTTTGGTTACGTCAAGCATCGTTTCGGGCGTGTCGCCTAGCGCGGGCGACGCACTGACAATCGACGGGCAGAAATACCGCATCGTTTCGGTGGAAACCGTGCCGCCCGCTGGCGATCCTATTGTGTGGAAGATGATTGCGAGAAAGGGTTAACCGTGGCCCGTCGCCCGTCGATCACGCAACAGCTAAACGAACTTATCGAACGGTTTACGCCGATCATTCGCGACGCCTTCAAAGCCGCGATTACCGATATCAAAGATCGCGCCATTCTTGCCGAAGTGATCGACGCGATATCACTTGGCGATCCGGATCGGGCGTTTCGTTCGCTCGGGATTTCCGATGCCGCCATGCGTCCGTTGACGCAGGCGCTAGAACAAGCCTTTGAGGCTGGCGGCGTGATGATCGCGGGCAGCGTGCCGCGTGGCGTCCGTGGCGGGGCGCGTGCGGTGTTCCGCTTCGATATCCGCAACAGCCGGGCGGAAGCATTCTTGCGCGATCAATCCAGCCAACTTGTAAGCCGTATCTCGGGCGAACAGATGACGGCAATACGCAACGTCATTACCGACGGTGTTACAGCCGGGCGCAATCCCCGGAATATCGCGCTCGATATCGTCGGGCGCATTGATCCGACTAGCGGGCGTCGCGTCGGCGGCATCGTTGGATTGACCGGGCCGCAGGAACGCGCCGTTGCTCGGGCACGCGCGGAGTTGCTTTCGGGTGATGCGTCGGAAATGAACAAATGGTTTTCGCGCGAACGTCGCGACAAGCGATTTGATAGCACTGTGCGCAAGGCAATTGACGCGGGCGAAGCCCTCGACGTTGACACGGTGTCACGACTTACAACCCGCTATTCGGACAGCCTGTTGAATTTGCGCGGCGACAACATCGGACGCACCGAAAGCGTTTCGTCGCTCAATCGGTCGCAAATGGAAGCATTCGAACAGGCTGTTGATCAAGGCGTTATCCAGCGCTCGGCTGTTAAACGCATTTGGGATAGTGCGGGCGACGACGGGCGCACGCGGCACAGTCATTTGGCGATGGATGGTCAAATGGTTGGCCTCAATGAACCGTTTGTGTCGCCTTCCGGCTCGCGCATGATGTTTCCCGGCGATACGTCGTTAGCGGCGGAAGCCGAAGAAACGATTAACTGCCGGTGCCGCGTGCGCACCGAAGTGGATTGGTTCGCAGGGGTTCAATAATGGCGACAAAGGATAACCACTTTGCGGCAACGATTGACGAATGGGTTTCCCAATCACAAGCACGCACCGAAGCTGTGTTCAAAGATGCGGTTACAACGCTTATTGAAGATGCGCAACGGCCAGTCGCTAAAGGCGGGCGCATGCGTGTCGATACCGGCTTTCTTCGCGCGTCCGGGCAAGTCTCACTGAACAACATGCCTTCCGGGCCGGTGCGCGGTGAACCGGGGCAAGTCTATACGGCGGATACCGCGCCGATTGTGCTGGAAATTGCGCGGGCCAAACCGGGCGATACGATCTTTTTTGGATGGTCGGCGAACTACGCGCGGGTGCGAGAATATCACGATGCGTTCTTACGCACGGCGGTTCAGCGCTGGCAGCAAATCGTTGATGCATCGGTGGCGAAGGCAAAGCAAAGGATACGATGATGGATGAAGCGATTTACAAGGCGTTGGCCGCTCGCACTGCAACGCTCGCAACAGCGCTCGGGCTTACCGTTAGCTATCCGAATGTTGCGTTTGACGTGCCAACGGACGACGCTCGATATTTGGAAGTGAAACACTTTCCGAACGGCACGACGGATTTTGCATGGAACAATTCGCCGTCCGTGCATATCGGCATTTGGCAGGTTGCATTAATCGATCCTAAGCAACTCGGTTCCGTTGCCGCGTTGGCGATATGCGATGATATCGCGGAACACTTCGCACGCGGCACATGGTTGGAAGAAACCGGAACGATTGTTAAAATCGACGGGAAACCTTCGGTCATGGGCTTGATACAGGATGGACATAAAGCAACGTATCCGGTATCAATCCGTTATCGCTGTTCGGGCTAGAAACGGGGCACACTTCCATGCGGGTGAATAATCAGGTTGGCGCGAAGTTCTATGCGTGCGCGACGGCACAGAATGACGACTTGAATTCCGCAGCTTTCGCGGCGCTCACATGGGTGGAAGTCGAAGGCGTCGGGCGCATGACAGAAGTTGGCCGCATTCAGTCGGCGACGCCCTATCAGACGTGGGGCAACGCGGTTGCGCAGAAGGCAAAAGGCGCGATCAATGCCGGTGATCCGGAATTGGAAGTTGCGCGCAATAGCGCCGATGCCGGGCAGGATTTGCTCCGCTCGCAGGCGATCACGAATATGCAGTATGCATTCAAGGTCGAAATGCCCGACAAGCTCACGTCGGGCGGCACGAACACTTGCCGCTATTATCGCGGCTATGTCATGGGGCCGCGTCGCCCGCAGGGTGCCAACGAAGACGTTGATGTTGAGATTTTCAATCTCGGGCTGGTGCAAGATGAAGTCGTGGTTGATCCGACCTAACGGTTAGGATTATACCAATCGGTCAAGGGCGCGGCGCGATCCGCGCCCTTTGTTTTTGGATCAACGCAAGGGGTTATCGTGACTGACTTCGCTAAAATTGTCGAACACACTACGGTGTGCGAAATCAAGCATCCGGCGACGGGTGCCGCGCTCGGGCTCGCTTGGGAACTCCGTTCTCTGACAAGCAATGAAGTTATGGCGCTTCGTCGGCAGATTGACAACGCTGCGTTGAAGCTTCGCCAGCGCGGCAAGAATTTGACGATTGACGAAGTGAACGCCAACGAAACCGATTTGCTTGTTGCCGCGTCCGTATCCTTCAAGTGGGGCAAGGATGCGAGCGGCGAACCTGCCAGCTTTGGCGGCGAACAGCTTGCATTCACTCCGGTGAATATCAAAAAGCTGTTGGCGTTCCCGTGGATACGCGATCAATTGAACGAAGCGCTCGCCGATCAATCCAATTTTTTCTGACACTTAGCGCCGGGTTGTGCGCTGCTATCGAAGATTGGTGCCGATATGACACCATTGGCCCCGATGGCACAACCCGGCGCGAACGAAACGAAGATTTCGGGCGTCCGGAACTATCGCCCGAAATTGACGTGCCCGAAGATGGCGCGCACCTATGGGCAATATACCACGAAGTTTCTTCGAGTATTAATCGCATACATGACGGACGATGCTCGCCCATTTCGCCCGTTGATTTTACCGCGTGGGTAAATCTCACGGGAACAATTGTGTCGGCTGACGAATATGGTATTCTGCAAGATATGGATCGGGCCTATATCAAGGGCTTGAACATTGAAATCGCGGCATACGAAGCGGCGGCACAACAGGGGCATTAGTTGGCAGATATTGCGGAAATTGGTTTCGCTGCAAACACCGATGCACTTTCGCGTGCGGTTGCTGCGTTGGAAAAACTCGCTGGTGCCGCACATACGGCGGAACCTGCCGTTGATCAACTCAACGATGAAATGGATCGTATGCCGATTACCGCTAATAAGGCGGGTGGCGCGGTTCATAAACTTGCCGGTGTTATCGGTGGTAGTTTTCGCGCCGGATTACTCGGCGCGGCGGCTGCAATGGCTGCGGCGTTCGGTGCGCAAGCGATCCTTGGCAAACTAGGCGCAACGGCGGAAAGCCTTGACGCTGTGAGCAAGGCCGCGCGTGCGGTTGGATCATCCGTGCCAGAAATGCAGGCGCTTGCCACGGCGGGCGAACTGGCAGGTTTGTCGGCGGATGAAGTTGCCAAGGCTGCAACCCGGATGAACCGCGTTTTAGGCGCGGCGATGGCATCCGGCAAAGGCACGTCCGGAGTGTTCAAGCAATTGGGCATTTCTGCAAAGGAACTTGCTGAACTGCCGGTTGATCAACGGTTTGCGAAGATCGCGGATCGGTTGCAGGAACTTGGCGCATCGTCGGCGGATACGACAGCGATCCTTGCTGCGCTCGGTGATCGTGGCGGAAATTTGGTGTCTTTGCTTGGTGAAGGCGGCGACCAAATTCGCGCGGCTGCCGAAGACGTTGACCGCTTCAATCTGGCAATCTCCGGAACGCAGGGTTTGGCCATTGAAGAAATGAACGATAATTTTACGCGCTTGGGATATTCGATCCAAGGCGCGTTTACACAATTTATTGCAACGATTGCACCGGCTGTTGCGGGCGTGATTGGTAATATCGCGAACGGTATCGCTTTTATCGTTGCAAATCTCGACATGCTGTTGCCTGCCGTTACGGTGGTTGGCGCGGCGCTCGCTGCATACTTCGGCCCCGCTGCCGTGGTCGCGGTATGGGGTTTGGCGGTTGCTCTCGGGCAAGGCATCGTCGGCGCGATCCGGGCGATTGGTGTTGCCATCGCTGCCAATCCGTTTGGCTTCCTGCTAACGGCAATCGTGACGATCATTACAGCCGTTTGGACGTTCCGCGATGCGATCCGCGATGCTATCGGGCTTGACGTTGGCAAGATCGTCGCCGATGCGGCGAACACTGTTATTCGTTCGTTTCTTACGGCGTTCGAACGCGTCAAATTCATCTGGAATAACTTCCCGTCCGTAATGTCAAGCGCCGTTATCGGTGCCGTCAATTTCGTTATCGACGGGCTCAATTCGATGATCGGTGCATCTATCTCGGGCATCAACAAACTGATTTCAGCGGTGCCGCCTTGGTTGCGCGGTGGTGAAGGTGGCGGATTGATTGATCCCAACTTTGGCCAAATCGGTAAGATGGCCGGTGGTAAAGGCGGCGGCACGTTTGCCGATCAAGCCAAACTCGGCGCACGCATCAATCAAATCAATAAGACTGATTACGCGTCGCAGCTTGCGGCAGGGCTCGGGCTGTTATCGACGGAAAGCGACACTAGCACGCTTGCGATTAGTGAGTTGAATACTTCTGTTGCAGGGCTCGGCGAAGGGCTCGGCGAAAGCACGAAGCAAACCGAAGCGCAGAAAGCGGCGTTGAAGGCGCTGAAAGAACAAGCCAAGGAAATGCAAGATCGTATCGAAGGTATCAAAGATACGCTGAAAGACCTTGCCGGTTCGTTCGTTAAAACGTTTGTCGCCGATCTTCGCGCCGGTAAGTCTGCCGTGGGTGCGCTCACTAATGCATTCAGTAAGCTTGCTGATAAGCTAATGGATATGGTAATTGATCAAGCGATCAACGCACTTATCGGATCGCTTGTCGGCGCTGCGTTCGGCGGCGGTAGCGCACCGGGCTTTGTCTCGGGCAACGGTGCCAGCTTTGACAGCATTTGGGCAGGCTTCGCCCGTGGTGGTGCGTTCGCTGGCAACAACAGCCTTCACGCTCACGCGAATAGCGTTGTCTCGCGCCCGACGAAGTTCGCAGCGGGCGGGGCGTTCAGCGGCGGGCTCATGGGTGAAGCCGGGCACGAAGCCATCATGCCGTTGAAGCGTGGCCCCGGTGGAATGCTTGGCGTCCGGGCGTTCCAAGCGGCGAACAGCAACGGCAACAGCGCCCCGGCAATCGTCGCGGTTAGCGTCGAAATTAACAACAACGCGAGTAACGACGTGAACGCCACGGCGGAAGTTGGCAACGATGGCAAAATCCGCATTATGATCGACAAGATCACGGCGGAAAACATCAACACGCAAGGTTCGCAAACGAACAAGGCGATCAAGGCGAATTTCGGTTTGCGCGGCGCGACGACACAACGCTAAGGGGTTTCAAATGGTCGATTGGCCAACCGACTTACCCGGCTATTTGACCGGCATTACCGACAAGCGCGGTAAGACGCGCGTTCGCTCCACGGTTGACGTTGGCCCCGCAATCGTGCGCAAGCGTTACACGGCGGCGGTGCGCAACGTCAATCTGCCCGTCCGGTTCAGCAATGCGGAACGGATCATTTTCGATACCTTCTATGAAACCGATCTTGATAACGGTATCAATCCGTTCAATTGGACTGATCCGGTATCGGGCGACACAGTATCGTTTCGGTTCCGCACCGAAGATGCGCCCGAATTCAAGGGTGAGGAAGGCGGCGAATTCGTCGCTTGGACAGCAACGCTTGAATTGGAAATTCTGCCATGAGTGCGCTTTCGCCGGAAGCAACAGCGGAAGTCTTTGCACAGGAAGGCGGCGGCTTTCTGGTGTTGATGACGATTGATCATCCCGACTTGGCGGAACCGATCCGCGTCGTCAACAATACCGTCGATATCGTCAAGCATGATCCGGCAGTTTATACGTTCACGCGTGCGAGCGTTAAAAATGTGCCCAATGCTGACGCATCGTTAATCGAATATGCCGCTGATGCGCCCGCCCGTTCGTCGCTCGGTATCAATCTGGAACCGACGGCGACGAACTTAATGTTGCGATCCGATGTTAACGCATCATGGGCGGCACAAGGTGACGTGCTTGTGGTGGATGCCGCAAAGCCTAATCCGTTCGGTGTCGCGGGTGATGTTCGATACCCAACAACTTCGGAACGTTTTCGTTCGTTCAATGCCGACGGTGCCTCAAGAGTTCGTGTGAGCTTTTGGGGTTCGAAACGTGTTGGTTCACCTAACGATAATTGCCGTATCCAATTCTTTCAAAGCACAAGCGGCACGGTTGTTACATTAGACACATACGACTTTGCATTATACGATGCAAATCCCGATGCAACTTACGTTAAAAATGTTGAACGGGTGGAATATGCTAACGATTGGGTTCGATTTGAATTTGATGTGTTCGCGAATGCTGGTGCAGGCACGGGCTTGTTTACTGCATCGGCGCGTTTCGACATGGAAGGCGGCATTTCTGAAAATTATATTTATGGTATTCAATGCGAAGCTGACGCAACCAAATCGTCATCATACGTTCGCAGTGCTGCCGTGGCTGGCGTTCGTGCCGCCGACGTTCTGACGCTCACATTGCCGCCCGGCTCGCATACAATCACGGCGACGTTCGATGACGACAGCACGCAAGTTCTCGCGTCCGGTGTATCGGGCACATATGAAGTTGATCCGGCTGCGCTGAACCGGCCACTTGTTAAAAGCATATCGGCGGGCTCGGGCGCACTGTGGGATTTTGCGGCGGATCACTATCAACAGAACGGCGATTTGTTCATCGCCTATCCGTTCGAACTCACCTTGCCCGATGATCGGCAGGGCTCGGCTCCGCGTGCCCGACTGGTGATCGACAACGTTTCGCGCGAGATAGCGCAGCTAATCCGATCCATCAACACGCCACCAAGCGTTGCGATTGAAGTCGTGCGGATCGATGACACAGATAGCGTTGAAATATCGCTACCGATGTTCCGACTTCGCAACGTGACGTGGAATGTTCTTAGCGTCTCGGGCGACTTGACGATTGATGAAATCGAACGCGAACCGTTCCCGCAACGTCGGTTCACGCCTGCCGAATATCCGGGTCTGTTCTAAATGACGATGGATGAATTCATTGAGCGGGCGCTAAGCGTTCCGTTCGTGATCGGCGGGCGAGCCTATGACGGTTGGGATTGTTGGGGTTTGGTGTTCGTCGCATATCGCGACGTATTCGGCATTGAGATAAACAATCTATCCGAGAAATACGACGCTATTAACATTCGTGAACTTCACAAGGTTGTCGAAAGCGAAAAACCTGAATGGTTGCAGGTTGATCGGCCATTGTTCGGCGACGTTGCGTTATTCCGTGTCGGACGGTATGAAACCCATGTTGCGCTTGTTCTACCGGGCGGGCGCATGATACATTGCGAAGAACGAACCGGAACAATTTCGGAACGGCTCAATACGCTAATTTGGGTGAACCGTAATGTCGGATACTACCGAAACCGTCAACGTATTAGCGGCGATCCATCCGCTTCGCAATGATCGCGTTGACCTAACGGTTCCGCTCGGTTTAACAGTTGGCGAAATCCTAGTTCGCGTCCAACCCGATGCGATGTTGCGCCGCGCGGCGCATGTGTATATCGGCGACGCATATATTCCCCGCGAAAATTGGCATCGCGTCCGACCGAAAGGCGGTGCGGTGATTTATGTTCGTGCATTCGTGCCGCCGCACGGCAAGGATATGCTCCGCAACGTGCTGATGATCGGCGTTGCGGTAGCTGCGATTGCCTTCGGCGGGCCGCTTGGCGCGGCGGCGTTCGGCTTCCTTGGCCCGGCAGTCGGCGCGGCGCTCGGGCAAGCCGTGATCGGCATCGGCGGCATGTTGCTGGTGAATGCGCTTATCCCGCCTCGCCAGCCCACACAGGAAGCCGAAGACAGCCCAACGCGGTTCATTGAGGCGGCACGCAATCGTTCCGATCCGTTCGGCACGGTGCCAGTGCTGTTCGGGCGTCACAAGATCGTGCCGCAGTATGGCGCGGCTCCGATTACCGAAATCGTCGGCGATGATCAATACCTTCGCATGCTGTTTACGTGGGGCATCGGGCCAATGTCGCTTGATAGCTTCAAGATCGGCGAAACGCTGCTGACAGAGTTTACCGACGTTGAAGTTGAACACCGCTACGGCTACCCGTCCGATACGCCGATAACGCTTTATCCGAGTGTCGTTGATCAACAGCAATTTCAGATTACGTTGGTTGAAACGGACGGATACACGACGCGCACGACGGCAGATAACGTTGACGAAATCGCCATTGACGTGTTGTTCCCGGCTGGCTTGTTGTCGGTAAGTGAGGAAGGCGAACGCTCGGATGCTTCCGTTGCGATTATGCTTCAATATTCCGTCACGGGCTCAGGCGTATGGGAAGATATTCCTACAATGGGCGGGGCGCGCACCTTTCCCGACAGTTGGGCGAACATCGGCGGCGGCGCATTCAACACGGTGACGTTCACGCACGAACGAACCAACGCCATTCGCCACGGCATCACGTGGAAGGTTCCGGCGCGTGGGCAATACGACGTGCGCGTAAAGCGTGCGACGGCAGATAGCACTAGCGACACAGTGCGCGACGTTATCATGTGGTCAACGCTTCGCAGCATTACCGATGAACACCCTGTTCAGTCGCCCGTGCCGATTGCGATGACTGCGCTACAGATCAAGGCGAGCGATCAACTCTCGAATGTGATCGATGAATTCAACGGTATCGGGCAAACCGTCTGTCTCGATTGGAACGGCTCGGCATGGGTTGAACAGCCAACAAGCAACCCGGCAAGCTTGTTCCGCTATGCGCTGCAAAACAACGGATTGCAGGAACCCTATAGCGACGATGAAATTGATCTTGAACAGCTAGAATATTGGGCGGATTTTTGCACGCTCAACGGTTTTGAGTTTAATCAGCTTCGCGACTTTCAATCGTCGCTGTGGGATTTGTTGCAGGATATCGCGGCGGCGGGGCGCGCCTCGCGCACGATGGTCAACGGGCTGCATTCCGTTGTTATCGATGAAGCGAAATCGCCTGTGTCGCATATCACGCCGCGAAATTCGTCCAACTTCCAAGCGGCGAAAGGCTTCGTTGATTTTCCGCATGCGTTCCGAGTGCAATTCAACAACGAAGATGAAGATTGGCGCAACGATGAATTGCGCGTTTATCTAGGGGATTACACCGAAGAAACTGCGACCAAATTCGAACTTATGAACTTCCCCGGCGTGACGAACGCCGATCTTAACGCGCGACATGCGCGCTTCGCCTATCTGTGCGCAGTGCATCGCCCGGAGCAATGGACTTGGACACAGGACATGGAACGGCTCGCCTATCGGCGGGGCGACGTTGTGCTTGTCACGCACGATGTTCTGTTGGTCGGCTTGTCCTATGGTCGCATCAAAACCGTGACCACGAATGGCAGCGGCGATTGCACGGAAATTTCCATTGATGAACCGTGCGTTATGGAATTGTCGAAATCCTACGGTGTGTCGATCCGCACGGCAAGCGACGTTGACGTGACCGCATCGGTTCAGACGATCCCCGGCATTAATCGCACGTTGAAATTCCCGACGCCGATCCCCGCTGCGCAGTGCCCTAGTGTCGGCGATCTTTACGGCTTCGGATTGTTGGGCTCGGAAACCGACAAGGCATTGATCCTTGAAGTTGTGCCCTCCGGTGGCGAGAACTTTAGCGCCGACGTGATGGCGGTTCCATATCGTGAAATTATCTATACCGATGATGGCGGCGAAATTCCGCCTTTCGATACGAAGCTAACGCCGATCACGCCCGTTCCGGAAGTGGTTGTTGAACAGGTGCGCTCCGATGAAAGCGTGCTGACAGTTGGCCCCGGCGAAAGCTTATCGGTGCATATCAATGTCAAGGTTCAGCCTGTGACCGACATTACGGCAAGGCTGCATGTGCAAACCCGTCCGAACGCTACGGATGAACGCTTTATTGATGCCGTGGTTTCAAGCTACGTCGGCAATGAAGTATCCATAGGCGACGTGCGAACGGGCGAATACGTTGACGTTCGCTTGCGTTGGGTGATCCCCGGTCGCATGCCGGGCGAATGGACGACCATATTCGGCCATCGTGTCGTTGGTAAATCGAACCAGCCCGATCCGTTGCAGAACATGACGATTTCAACGTTCGGCGGGCAAGCGTTCATTCGTTGGGATAAGCCCAAAGAACTAGACGTGTTGTTCGGCGGCGAAGTGCGCTTTCGCCACTCGGCAGATATCGCCCCGGAATGGTCTAACTCCGTCTCGATTGGCGACGCTGCACAGGCTCGCACACTGTTCGCCACGATGCCGCTTAAGCCGGGCACATACCTTGCACGTGTGTTCGATGAGGCAGGCAATCAATCCACTGTGGTGATGGTGGATGCCAAACAGGCGAGCGTGTTGCAGTTCGCAAACGTTGACAGCATCGATGAAGCGCCGACGTTTGCAGGCGATAAACTTGACGTTGCCGTGACGGATAGTCAATTGACTATCTCGGGTGGCGGAATGTTCGATGATATCCCCGACGTTGACGCGGAAAGCGACATTGACGTTGCATTGTCGGGCGCGGCTTCGATTGCCGGAACATATGAATTTGCGTCCGGGTTCGATTTTCTCACGGTGTCGCGCGTGCGTCTTACGACACGTATTATCGCAATCAATGTTTCCATCAATGATAATATTGATGCGTGGGAAGGAAACATTGATGATCGCGACGATTTCGACGGTGCCGACAACGCCGATTGCGATTGTATTGTTTACGTCAGAACGACCGATGATGATCCGGCAGGTTCGCCGACTTGGGGCGAATGGCAACGTCTCGACAGTATGGAAATAAACGCCCGTGCATGTGAGTTTAAGGCGGAACTCACTTCACGAAACACCGATTTTAATATACTTGTATCCGAACTAGGCGTTGATGCTGAGGAAATCGTTTAATGTCAAAGCTAAAGACTGTTGCGGTATTGGACGGCGATAAACGATTGATCGGCTCCGTCAAAGCTACCGATGGTATTGACTTCGGCGATTTGCCGTTGAATGGATCGTATAAATACGATGAAGAAAAGGGGCAGTTTGTGCCGCTTGGTTTCGGTTTCTGCAAGATCAAGGTTCATCAGCCGTATTCGAATGACTTCGTGATGCGTCGCATTATCGATGCGTTGGGCGATAATGCGCCCATTGAAGCGAAGGAATGGGCCGCATGGTATGATGAAAATTTGCGTCGTCGCGACGAAGAAAACGCGATCATGCGTCGTAAGCGCTAAGGCGGGCGCGATCAATGGCACAACACGATTACAATATTGCCAACGCGCCCGGCGCGAGTGTTCGCGCCGATCTTAATGCCGCGTTTGAAGCTGTGGCATCATCGAATGCCGGTGCGAGTGCGCCTAGCACGACGTTCGCTAATCAACTTTGGTATGACAGCACGAACAGCAAGCTTAAAATTCGCAATCCGGCAAACACCGCATGGATTGAGCTTGCGACTGTCTCGGGTTCAACGTTCACGTTCCTCGCTGGCGTCCTAACGGCGGCTCTCGCTGCCGGTGTGATCGGCACGACGCAGCTTGCAACGGATGCCGTAACAACCGTCAAGATTGCGAACGATCAAGTCACGAACGCGAAGCTCGCCAATATGGCGACGGCTCGGATCAAGGGTCGCACGACGGCCAGCACGGGCGATCCGGAAGATTTGACCGGCACGCAGGTGACGGCGATGCTTGACGCTTTCACGGGTGATGGCGGCTCGGGCGGTGTCAAAGGGCTTGTGCCAGCGCCGGGCGGTGGTGACGCGGCGGCAGGCAGGTTTCTATCGGCGGCGGGTTCATGGGCCGCGCCGGGCGCACCGCTGATTAGCGGCGAAGTTACGGGGTCATCCGGTATTGAGCTTGATCTATCGTCTTATGTATCGATCTATCGCGGCTTTACCGTTTATATGTCGGAAGGATCGGTTTCAAACGATCAAGCGCACGTCGCAATTCGAACGTCAACGGACGGCGGCGCGAATTGGGCGCAAGCGGCTAGCGACTATCATACAACTAATCATTGGTCGGATGGCGGCGGGCGACACGACGATTTCACGAATGAAATCACTACGTCGGGCGTGCTAGCGCCGTTCATAGGTAGTGGCGCGACCGAAGGTTTCGACGTGGTGTTTGAAATTTTCGGCATGACCGGAACGACGCAATATAAACGTATTCTTGCACGCGCTGCGATTGTGTTTGATATCGGTGCCGTTGCACAAGTTCAATCGGCTATTCGTCGGAATAGCGCGGCAGCAATCAATGCATTGTTGTTGCGTGGTTCAAGCGGCACGATATCGTGCAAATATGCTGTTTACGGCATTCTATAAGGGCGGCACATGGCACAGCACGATTACGATGTTGCGAACGGCACGGGCGCGGCGGTTCGCGCCGATCTAAATAGCGTGTTGAACGCTATCGCTACGCTCAACAGCGGTGCAAGCGCTCCGTCGCCGACGTTCGCTAATATGCTGTGGTTTGATACGTCGGCAGGCGTGATCAAGAAACGCAACAACGCAAATAGTGCGTGGGAAACGTGGTTTGATCCTAGCGACGCCGATCTTACCGCAATCGCTGCGCTCACGTCCGCAGCGAACAAGGTGCCTTACGCGACTGGCGCAGGCACTTGGGCGATGGCTGACTTATCCGCGTTCGCCCGGACGCTGCTAGATGATGCTGACGCGACTGCCGCGCGTGCGACACTTGGTGCGGTGATCGGCACGAACGTTCAGGCTTACGACGCAGGATTGAACAGTATCGCCGGGCTCACCACGGCAGCGGATCGTTCGATCTATACGACTGCGCTCGATACCTACGCCGTTTATACGCTCACGTCATTTGCGCGCACGCTGCTTGACGACGCGGACGCCGCAACGATGCGCACAACGCTCGGGCTTGTGATCGGCACCAACGTTCAAGCTTACGACGCAGAGTTGGCCGCTATTGCCGCGCTTGCCGCAACCGATGGAAATATAATCGTTGGCAATGGCACCACATGGGTTGCGGAAAGTGGTGCGACGGCTCGCACGTCGCTCGGGCTCGGATCGCTTGCGACGCTTAGCACTGTGGGCACAGCGACGATTTCCGACGACAGCGTAACTTGGGCTAAAATTCAAGATATGGCGACAGCTTCGTTGCTTGGCCGATCCACGGCAGGCACGGGTGACGTTGAAGTTTTAAGCGCGTCGGCGGCTCGCACATTACTTGCGTTGGTGCCGGGCACCGATGTTCAAGCATACGATGCGGAGCTTGCTGCAATCGCAGGGCTCACCAGTGCAGCGGATCGCCTTCCGTATTTCACCGGCTCGGGCACGGCAGCGCTTGCAACGTTCACTGCTGCCGGTCGTGCGATCCTAGACGACGCCGACGCTACTGCACAGCGTGCAACGCTCGGGTTGGTGATCGGCACCAACGTGCAAGCGTATGATGCCGAATTAGCGGCTATTGCTGCGCTCGCTGTAACCGATGGCAACATCATCGTTGGTAACGGCACGACGTGGGTTGCCGAAAGTGGTGCGACCGCGCGCACGTCGCTCGGGCTCGGATCGCTGGCGACGCTTTCGAGCATTAGCACGACCAACATTGCCGCCGCGACGCTGGTTACGGAAGCGGAAGGCATCACCGCTAACGATAACGACACAACGTTGCCAACAAGCGCAGCGGTGAAAGATTACGTTGATGCCGTTGCGGGTGGCGGCGGCATTACCGATCCGGAATTATTGGCGCTGGCCGGGCTCACGTCCGCAGCGAACGCTTTGCCATATTTCACCGGCTCCGGAAGCGCCGACGTTACAACCCTATCCGCGTTCGCCCGGACGCTGCTTGACGACGCCGACGCGACGGCAATGCGTTCGACGCTCGGGCTCGGCGCACTCGCAACGCTTAATACTGTTGGCACTGCAACGATTTCCGACGACAGTGTGACTTGGGCCAAAGTGCAGGATATGGCGACAGCTTCGTTGCTTGGTCGCAATACCGCTGGCACTGGCGACGTTGAAGTGTTGAGCGCTGCGACGGCTCGCACGTTGCTCGGGTTGGTGATCGGCACCAACGTTCAGGCATACGATGCCGATCTTACGACGTGGGCCGGTATCTCGCCTTCCGCTAACGTGCAATCGCTTGTGTCGGCGGCAGATTATGCGGCAATTCGCACATTGCTCGGGCTGGTGATCGGCACCAACGTTCAGGCATACGATGCCGATTTGGGCACATGGGCCGCGATAACTCGCGCGTCCGGGTTCGATACCTTCGCCGCGACGCCTAGTAGCGCC